CTCGGGATTTTTTTCAAATTCCGAAGATTCGTTGGCCCCTACCCCTTGACCGTCTCTCCCTCACCAGATCCGGCTTCTCATGCCGATTATGTTTGTCCCATTTGTTCCATCGCCGCGCTGCCGGTTGCAGCGCCTGTGGGCCGCCTTGATGTTTGTCAAGTCGAGCTCAAGGTCAGGCCGCAAATGGACAGGCTGCAGGTGGTCAGGCTCCCAGGAATCCGGCGAGCTCGACGGGGGGACGAAGTAGTCAATCGGGCCGCCGCATATGTGGCAGGGGGCCCGGTCTTTTCTGTCCCGATCCCATGCCATCCTCCTCACCCGCGGCCACTGAGATGATCGTGCCATACTTGTCCTCCAGTCTGGGACCCACCCCTGTGTTCCGGGGAGGGGGTATGCAGAGACCCACCCCCGGGGCGTTTTCCGGAGGCGGGGATGGTTCCCCTCTGTCATAGGGGGTGGGGGTATTTTTTTTCGAGGGTGCCTGAGTCGGGCACCCCCGGGGGGGGGGTATTAAATCACACCATCGATCCAAGCTCGGTAGATCAGCTCAGCCATCCGCTCGAGCTCCTCCTCGGACTCGTCCGGGTACTCCTCCCGCAGATACTCCATGATGCGGTCGTAGATCCTGCTCGTCATACTCATGCTGTCACTCCTAAAGCAAACAGCCCCACCGGGCAGGAGCCCGGCAGAGCCGTTCGGAGGGATCAAGGCTAAACCTTGACGCTAGGAGTGTATCACACTTTTTGGACCTTTGGGTGACCCTTTTCAGTCACCAACCTTTCCGCTCAGGATCCAGAAGAACTTCCTGCGCAGATTGTAGTACTGTCTCCGGCCGCACGGGATGCGCATCACCTGGCGGAGATAGTCGTACCCGACCCCCGTCCTGGTGACCGCTCTGATCAGGTATGGAGCCAGCACCGGATCCGCCTCTCTGGCGGCGCTCTCCACGCGCTCTATTTTTGCGGACAGTGCTGCCATCATCAGAGCCGTATTCTCCAAGGATCTGCCTGTACCGGTGCCTCTTGGCATTCCGTCCATGTTCACGGCGCTGATCGCCGTGAACGAGTTGAGCTGATCCTTCCACTCGCTGTACTGGAGGCAGTAGTGGACAAGCTGCAAATACCTGTGCTTGCTGATCCAGTACGGATTCTTCTTTGAGATCTCTGTTTTAATGTCCGGCGTTTCAATCACTCCTTACACCACGCTCCAGTCCCGCCGAAGCCTTTGTACCGCTCTGTGTACGGTTTCCAGATCGCCGGATCCACGAGAGGCTGCAGCGCAGCGTCGTGCTTCTCCCATGTCCACGCCAGCTCTGTCCGGTAGTCCAGCCGCTCCTTGTATCGCAGCCGGAAGGTCTCAGCCTCAAACTCCTGATTGACGTCCTGCTCCCAGGCGGTCATCCGCTCCTGCAGTGCGGACAGTGCCTTCATACAACGGTCCCGGCCAAAGCCGAACTCCTCGTGGAGCATCAGGAGCATCTGCTCCTCCACCATCTGGGCGGTGAACGCCGCGGTGTTGTGCGACGCGATCTTGACGGCTGCCTCCACCTGCTGGATCGGGACGCGCACCGGAACCGGCGGTTTCTGTTTCTTGTTCCACGTTTGATTAACTCTCATGCTATTTCCTCCCCCGTGAGAATCCATATCACATCGTACCCGGCCAGGCAGAGCAGTTCCAGGTTGGCGGCGTTTGGAGCCTGTCCTCTGCCCCACCGATAGACCTCCGGCTGCCAGAGTCCGAGTCTGGCCACCTCCCGGCTGATGGAGGTGCCTCTGCGCCGTGACATCGCACGTACCGCCTCAAAGGCCCGGATGCCGATGTCAGGATTGTGCATCAGATTCCTCCATCTTTTCGATCAGCCGCTTGAGATAGAACTCCGCCTTCCGCAGATCCTCCAAGCCGTTCTTGAACGGATACCGCCAGATGTACTTGATGACCTGCCCAGTGAGATAGCCCTCGTAGGCATCCCGGCCCTCGCAGGCCGCCCGGATCGCGTCAATACATTCTATGCCTCCCTGCGTGTAGTGCGGAGGGTGGTTCACCATGTCAGTCATCCATCCACCTCCCCCGCCGGGCTTTGGAGCCAGTTGAGCCAGCATTGTGGGCATCCCTCCCGCCATCCACCGGCTTTTCTGCATTCCGACATCGTTGCCCCCGGATGGCACGAGAACTCAGAAGAGGTGCTTAGACGAAACTCTATCAACTCCTCATCGCTCATAGCCCGGATGCGGTCGGCGTTGGTTGCGGCAGGCTCTTCTCGTTTATGATAGCAATTCAGAATCGGGTCATCTGGATTGCACAGGGCGCATGGTTTGCCACCGAACGAACTCGGAGGGCCATGTACACATGAATCGCAAATCCAATCTGCGCTGGTGGAGCCTTGCAATGACCTTTCAGAGCCTTTCATTTCAGCCATCCCCGTCACCTCTTTCTGTCAGATATTCGTTGATCGCCGGGTCCTGCCACATCTTCATAATCTTCAGGCTGTCGGCCTGTATGATGTGGTCCCGGATAATCTCCATCTCCGCCTTTGTCGGCTGAATCCACCCGGTGCAGAGATATGTCACCTGCCGGATGGATTCCTCCACATTGTCCGCCAGCAGCTCCAGTCCATAGATGGACCGCAGGGCCGTGGTGAAATCAGCCCGCTTTCTGCATCGGCTGAACTTCCGCTTGAGGATCTCGCAAAGGAACACGCCCCGGCCGCAGGTGGGCTCCAAAAACGTCTTCTCCGGCAGGAATGCGTCCGGGTTTTCCTGTTCCAGCTGGTCACACATCTGAGCGGCCATCCAGCCCGGCGTGAACACCTCGCCATATTTGCGGACGCGCTCTTTGTCAATCATTGCGGCACCTCCAGCGGAACGGTCTTAAATGTCACGATGTCCAGATACCTGCCGCGCCTGGCATACCACTTGTCGAGACAGTCCCAGCACCAGCTTCTTCCGCCGATGATCCTGCCGTCTATGGCCCCGCATTCCTCACAGCGGCCCTCTGCTCGGAACCTTGCCCTGCGTCGGCGGTAATACTCCCGCTGATAAGCCCTACGGGCATCCGGGTCACGGTATGGCATCCCCGTCACCTCCCGTGATGCAATCCTCAACGATTCCAAACGCCGTCTCCAGACCGCTTTTGATGCCGTAGTGGTAACTGGTCGAATAATCCGGGCCGCCGTTGAGAATTGCAACCTGTGTGCGGATTTTATCCCGGAGTCGCTCCTTGCATTCCTCCCGGTCAAAACTCAGCGTTTTCCGCTCGGCCATTCTCGCCTCAATTTCATCCCACAGTGCTGTGGTGTCCGCAGAAAAGTCCGGCCACAGATGCGGAGCATAGTCCGTCTTGTAGTCCGCTCCAACACACGCCACAAAGAAGCGGACAACGTCCTCGTTGCTCATTCGGGCGATACGGTTTTTATCCATTCCCAGCACCTCCCAGCGCCGCCTCGGCTCTCCTGTTCCATCTGTCTTTCCATTCATCCATGTAATCCCCGGCAGTCTGCTTTCCTCTCCACTCCGGCACGGGCCATTTCGCCATCGCTTTACAATGTGCGCAGTACACGCCGTTGATACTATCATTGTCAAGCGCCCAACTAATCTGTACTTTTTGACTCCCGCAAAACGGACACGGTTTCAGTTCAGCCATTGTCAGCACCGTCCTTTCGTCCGAATCCACAATAGAAGTCATCCGGTGGAATCAGCCCACCAAGTTTCGGACACCCCGTCCACCGATTGTGCGGCACGGCGCATTCATGGCAACGGACAACCGAAACCACATCGGCGGCGGGAAGCGCTTTAATGTCCTCGTTGATGTGGTGCATAGCGTGCTCCTCCCGGAGTGTGGCATATGGGTAGTGCGCCGCCATGATGTCGCGGACTTGGGATTTGGTGATGTACTCAGCCATGATCACACCTCCCCATGTACCACACCGGGACGGCATCCACCGTCGGCTGTGCGTCCACGATCTGATCCAGCACCGTGCGTTCATTCTCGGGCCACCAGGCGTAGTGGGCCTTGAGCTTGTCCGCGTCGATCAGTCGTCCGCCGGAGGGCTGCAGGGCGGGCGTATCGTTCACGGCCTTCTCGATCCACGCCAGCTTCAGGCCGCCCTCTTTGTATCTCCGGTTGTACTCCTCGGTCAGAGATCTCATGACCTCGGATCTGACAACTAAGTCATTTCTCACGTCCTACACCTCCCACATCTCCGGAAACAGCTGCCTGGCCTGCTCCATGCTCATCGGCACATCGTCAAATTCGTCTCCGCTGACCCCTGCCAGCACGATTGAGCCAACCAGCCGCATCCCGCAGAGCTCGCAGTTGTCCGGCAGACCCAGCAGGAATCCCTCCTCGTTGCAGATCAGCACCACGTCCTCGAACAGCGTCAACGTCTCTATGTACCCATCCACCAGAGACTGGAACGTCTTCAGCTCGTTCAGGCAGCGCACCATAAATGGCGGGTGGCCGGGGTGCTTGACAATGACGGTGATGATTGGTTTCCTCATGCGTCTCCCTCCATTTCCACCGTGAACAGCTCGCCGATATCGCACTGCAGGTAGCCGCACAGGGCTGTGATCGTGGTGAACTCCACGCCTTTTACGTTCTTGTTATTCGCCAGACGGTCCACCGTGACGCGACTCACGCCGCATTCTCTGGCCAGCCCTGTCAGGTTGCAGTTTCCCGTACGCCTGAAGAGGATCTCTTTAAGGTGGCAGACAACTACTCGTTTCCTCATGCGTCTCCCTCCTCCTTCTCCGCGCTGCTCATCAGCACATCCAGCGCCGTCGCCACGTCCCGGAAAGTCGTGGCCTTTTGCTCAAAGTCCCAGCAATCCTGGAGCATATCCTGCAGATATTCCGTCTCGTTCTTCGTCAGGACCAGCGCCCCTTTGATTGTTTTAGCCATTGTTGTCCCTCCTCGAAATCATGATCCCATCCCAGAAGGCAGCCTTCTTCACAGCCTCCTCGGCGGTCTCCGCCGTGTCCACCAGGATCCAGTCGCTCTCGACCCCCATCAGGACGTTCCGGCGGTTTGATACCAATGTGTGCACCAGGTCCTCCACATGGACCTGTTTCTGTGTTGTTGAAACTTCGATTGCTATTGCCATGAGTTCATTTGTCCTTTCTCATCCTGGAACCGTCCGTTTAAGGCATACCATCCGAGTGTTACCATTCCGGTCGGTCCGTGTCGGTTCTTCGCGATCTGGATCTCAAACGGTTGTTCTTTGCCCCCTGTTGGTTGTGTCTCCCAATACAGACCGGGACGATGCAGGAGGAGAATTGCATCCGCATCCTGTTCAATCGCGCCGCTGTCTCTCAGATCCGACATGGACGGCCGTTTGTCCGCCCGGCTCTCGCTCGTCCGGTTCAGCTGGGCAAGGCACAGCACAGGGATCTTCAGGGAGCGGGCCATGCGCTTGAGATCGCCGGAAACCTTCGTGACTCGCTCGTAAATGGATTGGCCTTCGCCCTGGATCAGGCCCAGATAGTCGATCACCGCGAGCTCCGCTCCGCAGCTTCGGCACATGACCTCGATGTCGGCAACTGTCACACCGATTTTGTTTGACAGGGTCATCTGCCGTTTCCACAGCATCTCTGTCGTCTTTGCCAGCTTGTCCCCGTCCCCCTCTTGCAGCGTTCCATACAGGAGCCGCGTGATCCCGCAGCCGGAGATATTGGCGTACCGTCTGGCCATGATCTGTACCTCGCTCATTTCCAGAGAAACAAACAGGACCCTGTGCTTCTTGGATGCCAGATCTGCAGCGGTCAGGCCGAAGGATGTCTTCCCAACGCCCGGACGCGCCGCCACGATGTACAGGCCTTCCTTCACCATGCCGTTCCCGAGGATCTCATCAACGGACGGAAAGCCGGTAGTGACGGACAGACTCTCCCCGGCATTCGCCGCGGCCAGATGCTCCGCGAAGTGCTGCATGGCTTCTTCCTGGCTGATCAGTCCGCTGAAGCTGGATGTCGTCACCTGATCCAGCCCGGCTTTTGCCTCGCTGATCAGAGCGGCGGGATCCGCGTCCTGTTCCGCCAGCCGGTTGAACATGGCTTTCAGAGTCCGGGTCTGACCCTCCCGCTTCATTTGCTCCGCGTACGTACATACGTACGCAGCTGTCGGAACGGTGTCGACCAGCTGAGAGATCCATTCCTCGTTAATTCCTGCAGCGAGGACTGTGATCACGTCGATCGGCTTCCCTTCGTCCGCCATCCGGCACACAGCCCGGAAGAAGATCCTGCCCTGTTCCGTTTGGAAGTCCGACTCGGTCAGGATCGCGCGTACTTCTGGAAGGCACTCAGGATTGATCATAATGGAACCGATCACGCCATATTCAGCTGTCATGTGTCACCAAACTCCCTGTACACGATTTTACTCTCATCGATATCTGGGTCATACGTTCCGTATCTGCGCGCCGCGCCGCCGCCATCAGGGCGGTCGGGCGCAAGCGCAGCAGATTCATTCTCGATAGAGAATGAATCTAAAGATTCCTTCTCTATCTCCCCCTCTTTCTCCCTTCCGCTTTGCTTCCGGTTTGCTTTGCGCTTGCTTCCGCTTTGCTTCCGGTTTGCTTCACCGCCAGCCCTCCCGCTTTCGGCCTTCTTTTTTGCCGCGTCCAGGACGGGTCTGATCAGCGTGAAAATGGCGTGCGGCGTGCCCTGCAGCACAGGCTCCAAATCGTTGAGCGCGTAGGAGATTATCGCCTCGAGCACTGCCTGCCGGTCTGCCTTTTTCAGGTCCTGTATCGCCTCCCAGAATGACCGGTAAAATGTAAACTGATCACGCAATTTTGCACCTTCTTTTTTATCGGTTATCGGGATAGTCCGAATTATTGTAGATTTCTAACCAATCGTCCAGCAGCATGGTTACGCGCCATTTTCCGCGGCTTTTTCGATGAAAAACCGTCGGAAAGCCGTCCCGAAATTTTTCCGAATCCCGGATCGACTGCTCCATCGCGGCGTCCAGATTGAGCTTCTCCACCCGCTTGCATTCGATGTGGATGCCGGGCAGTCCCACCAGATCGGGGACCTCACCGAAGACGAATCCGCCCCGCTGGATGTCGTAACCGTACTGCCGGAGGAGGGCTGCCAGCTCCCGTTCACCGGCAGCCCCCTTCCTCTGTGAGCTTTTGCCCATCAGAACGGCAGATCCGCGTCAGCGGTGTCCAGCGTGGTGAAGGTGTTTTCCTTCCCCTTGTATTCCTTCAGGGCCGGAACGGTGTAGGCCCCGTCCTCGATCTTCTGAACCGCCATGTTCTTGGCCACATAGGAGCGGGTCTTGATCTCCCCGTTGTTCGCCTGGTACTCTTCATAGCCGATCACCAGGCCGATCTTCTGCCGGAGGAGCTTCTGCTCGTCGAAGCCGGTCTCGACCATGTCGCCGAAGCTGGTGCCGTTTGACTCGTCCACCGCCTCGATGAATCCCTTGAAGAAGCCCATGGCCGTCTCCTTGTAGGAACGGATGAATCTGCCGGGCCACCACTGCTTTCCGCCGCGCTCGTAGACGCCCTCCCAGTACTTGGCGTAATCGCCGTCCAGAATGTCGTAATAGATCTTCAGGTATTCCTTCTCCGGGAAATCCTCCACCTTGACGATCCGGCAGACATAGCCGCCGGCGGGAAGCCGGTCATAATCGCCGGTGATGGCCTTCGTGCTCTTGTAGTTGTTCAGCTTTTTCATGTTTTTAACCTCCGTAATATTCATTTTGCAGCCGAATCACTTCGGCGATGTCGTTGTCCATCGTGGCCGGGAGCATCTCCAGGGGAGACTTGGCCGTCGAGTTGTTCGCCTGGGTCTCGAAGATGTGCTTGCCGTCTACCGTCTTGGCCAGAAGCACCAGCGGGAATTTGGATTCCAGCACGATCTTGTCGAGCTTCTTCCCGCTGGTCTTGACCCGTGTCCAGGTGTTTCCGTTGTCGTCCCGCTCGGTCTGGGTGTGTGCCAGGAATACCACCGTGATGTCGTCCCGCATGGTCAGCGCGTAGTTGATGATCCCGTAGACGGCCACCGCCAGATCCACCCACTTGTCGTAGCCCTTCTCGTTCATCCGGTTCATCTCATCGTCTACCATGATCCCGTTGATGGTGTCGATCACGATCACGCGGATGTCCTCCCGCTGCCCGTTGATTCCCTTCAGGATCTTGTAGACCATGCCCTTGTCGGATGTGCGGTAGTAGTTTTTCTTGTCCTCGCTGTACTGGGATTTCCATCCCCGCCAGCTCAGGCCCTTTTTGTCGCAGTCGATGTAATAGGTTTCGTTCGGATCCAGGTTCCGCATGGCGGTGGTCTTCCCGGATCCGCTCTCACCCATCACGCAAATCAGATTCGCCATGATCGTCCTCCTCGATAATCAGCGGGCAGAACATACCCACCGTCATTTCATGCTTGCCGGGCGTTGGCAGATACTCGCCTGTCCTCCGGCACTGCCGCCTGGCGTAGGTCTCCATCAGCGGGCAGTAGTCACAGCAGACATTCCCTTCCGGGAAATACAGATCCACAACAGCCCGGGTATAGTGCAGCACTTGTCTATCCAACATAGTTCTCCGTCAGCACCCACATATCATCAATGTAGGCTAGTCCGCACTCCTCACAAAAAAGGAGATCTGTCTCGGGCGGGTGGACGCTTTTTTCGGATAGAATACGGCAGCCGCACCTGTCACACAGCGGAAGACTCTGCACATACTTCTCGTCCAGGTCGTACTCCCTGTCGAGCATAGTCGTTACATCAGGATAATCGGGCATTGACGTTCACCTCCGTTTTTGATATGATGTTCATAGGTTTCATTTCTCGTTTCCGCCCTTCGGAGTTGCCGCTCCGGGGGCGGATCTCTTTTTCACGACAAATATGCGCTCCCCGCGCACCATCACATCAATGGGCATATCCAGCCGTCTGATGGCGTTGTGGTATATCGCATACAAATACTTGGCCTTCTTCCCTTCCGGGATCCGGATCTCTCCGGCCACTGCGGATGTCTGCATGAAGTCCTTCAGATCATCCACGACCTGCGGCGTCTTCGTCACGTTGCGTCCAGGAATATCTGACAGTTTAATCGGCTTGATCACTTATCTCACCCCCAATCCACACTCAGCCGGATGCCCTTCCGCTTCTTCTCCGGCGCGGTCCTCTGGTGCTGGTTCACCAGGTCGAAGAACGTGTCCAGCTGGCAGCTCTTCTCCGACTCCGCCACCTTGCGCTCACGGTCCAGGATCTCGCGCTCCCGGCGCTGAAGCTCCGCCTGGAAGTCCAGCAGCTCCGACTCCATCTTGTCCAGCTCCGCGATCCGCTTCCGGATCCTTGTCCATGCGGAGTTCAGGTCCTGCTCGTTGTCAATTTTCACTTGCTCGTTCATGATGTACCTCCTTAGTTTTTGTTTCATGGTGTTCTCCTTAATGTGCGTATGGATCCGGCAGACTCCAGTCCCAGTTGTCGCCCAGGACGTCATACTCCCGCCGGAAATAGTTTTCATCGTTTTCACCGCCGAAATAGAGATATTCAGGCGGCAGCACCCTGCCCTCTCCGCCGGTCTCCCAGCGGATCAGCACGTCATAGGCCAGATCCAGCAGCGGGATCTCCACCGGGCTCTCCGGGTCATAGGCAAATTGGTCAGGGTATGTAACCACCTCGGCGATGGTGTCGCCCCAGCTGCCATTGTCCACCCTGTTCAGAACTGTCCAGATGATGGCTGCCTGTCTGGCCTTGCCTGAGACGCCCCAGCGCTCGCCGGTGACGCCCCGGCCCTCAGCCCAGACCAACCGTGCCAGCATGATTTCCTCCTCCGCCGTCCACGGCCGGGTGACCTTGACGTCGGCCTCCACGACCACCGGCTCTGTCACTGGTTCCTGCCTGACCTCCACCACGGTCTCCACCGGCTCCTCAGGCGGATCCGGCGCTCTCAGTGGCGCCAGATGGATCATCAGCAGACCCAGCGCCAGGATCAGGAACGGCAGGCGCAGGATCAGGTTTACGAATCTGTTCACGTTGTCACCTCCCTCAATCTGTTACGTGGTCGCTTTTGTCCCGGATATCCTGAATCCAGATTTCCTTGCCCCTAATCGTCTGTACGTTCCAACCGGCACGGCTCAGTTGTGACCATACATAGCTGTGGGCCTGATCATAGTCATAAGCCGCGACATAGTGGTCAGAAACATCATGCAGTGGCGGTTCCATAAATCTCTCCCGGGTGGCCTCGACGGTGAACTTGTAGACGTACATTTCAGGGCACCTCCTATCTGATCGGTATCGCCGCCCGGATCTCCTCGGACGGGATGTCCAGTTTGACGGCCAGCTTCGTGATCTCTCCCAGAGTCAGCAGCTCCGGAGACCTCAGCTTGTAGTTGGCGGTCTGACGGCAGCAGCCAAGCCAGCCGCCGACCTGCTCCTGCGTTACGCCCTGATCGGCCATCGTTCCCCGGATCAGGATCTTTAGGGCGTGGTATTTGTCCGGCGGTTTCTTCAGTTTTGGCATGGTGTCACCTCCCAACTACGCTTGTACGTGCGGTTTTTCCGGCGAATCGTTTCCGGGTATACTTTCCCGCGGAAGCCGATGCCCGAAACGGAACCCATACAGAGGGCACGTTTCGACAGGGCAGAGCCGCACCTCATTGGAACTCCCGCCGCTGCACTCCAGACAGTGTCGTCGGATCGCTTTCAGAGGGCTCCTGTTGATCTTCTCCATGGTTACACCTCCTGTACCGTTAATGGGTCTGTCAATGTCTTACAATGATGTTGCCATAGGGGAAAGTTGCGTTTTCTCAACTCTTGGCGTAAAAAAATAAGAGCCGATTTCCATACTGTCGATTTCCAAGACGCAGCAGATCTTCTCGATCTCCGACTGTTTGAACGGATAGTTCCCCTGCATCTTCTGCGACAGCTGGCCCTCGCTGATGCCAATTGTTGAGGCCAGCTTCTGCTGGGTGTAGCCGAATTCTCTGATTCGTCCGCGGAGTTTGCTGTAATCCATGTCGGGCAATTTTCTCACCTCCTCGCCGCCGTTGAGTTTTCTCAACACAGACAATTATACTCAGCAATTTACATTTGTCAACACTTTTCGATGATTTTTCTAAACTTTTTGTTTTGCGGTGTTGATTTTTCTAAATTGCAATAGTATAATGAAGTTAAACATAACAGGAGGTGCTTCGCAGTGGAAAAGACTTCGACGTTTGCGGAACGGCTGAAGGAGCTGTTGGAAGTGAAACATATTACGCAGGCAGAGCTGTCCCGGCGCTCTGGTGTTGGGAAGTCCAGCATCACGCATTACATCAAGGGCGACTGGGAGGGCAAGCAGGACGCAGTCTACGCCATCGCCCAGGCCACGGGCGTGGAGTATGCCTGGCTCATGGGACACGATGTGCCGATGACAGCGCCAGCGCCGTCTAACGCGATTCCATACGAGCCCACCGGCGTGCGTCCGATCGTCGGAAGGATTGCCGCAGGCGCTCCGATTCTGGCCGTCGAGGATATTGAAGGATATGAGCCGGTTGACGTCCCGGATCCGGAGAACTATTACTGGCTCCGGGTGGAAGGCCGCAGCATGATCAACGCTGGGATCCTTCCGGGAGATCTGGCGCTGATCCGGATGCAGAATCACGCAGAGAACGGGAATATCGTCGCCTGCCGCGTTAACGGAGACGAGGCCACCCTCAAGCGGTTCGAGCAGCAGGGCGACACCGTGTTCCTGTTGCCGGAGAACTCTGATCCGGAATACAAAAAATACATTATCCCTGTCAAAGATTTTGAAACAGGCTACGCCGCTGTGTTGGGCGTGCTGGTCGAGACAAAGCGGAAATACTGAGAGGAGGTAATCTCATGGCAAAGAAAAGCCTGATCCCCGGCTTCAGCTGGAAGCGGGCCACCGGCGTCACCAGTGCGAAGCGCAAGGTGGCGAAGGCCACCGGGATCCCCACCACGAAGGCCGGGCGCAAGCGCAAGGCGCAGAATCTGCTCTGGAAAGCGATCTTCAAATGAGACTCCGCCTTTTCGAGATCATCGAGACCGCCAGAGACGGTGACCGGGCCAGCTCGATCTATGACGCGGTCATGATGGCGGTGATCATCGTCAGCCTGATCCCCTTGTGCTTCAAAGACAGCTATCCGGCGTTCACGGCCATCGACCTGGCATCCGCTGCGGTGTTCCTGATCGACTACGCCCTCCGGCTCTGGACTGCGGATCTCAAGCTCCACCGGGGCGTGGTGTCATTTGTGCTCTACCCATTCACGCCCATGGCGGTGGTGGATCTGTTGGCGATCCTGCCCTCCTTCGGCGTGCTTGGATCCGGTTTCCGGCTGCTCAAACTGTTCCGGATGGTCAGAATGCTGCGGATGTTCCGCGTGGTCAGAACGCTCAAGCTGCTCCGGTACTCCAGGTCGATCACGATCATCGCCAACGTGATCCGCAAGCAGAAGGAGCCGCTGCTGGCCGTCGGGACGCTGTCTGCGGCGTACATCCTCGTGTCCGCGCTGGTGGTGTTCAACGTGGAGCCGGACACGTTCAACAACTTTTTCGAGGCGATCTACTGGGCGGCGGTGAGCTTGACCACTGTGGGCTATGGGGACATCTACCCGGTGTCCACCGCCGGGCGGATCGTGACCATGATCTCCTCGTTTGTGGGTATCGCCATCGTGGCGCTGCCGTCCGGCATCATCACGGCCGGATACCTCGACGAGGTACAAAAATAAAAGCCCCTCCCCGGCCGAAGCCAGAGAGGGGCGAGCCTGGAGGTGATGAAGTTGTATGTGCCAGAGCCGAAGAAGCTGCCGTCCGGGAGCTATTTCATCCAGCTCCGTCTGAACGGCGTCAGCGTGCCCGTGTTAGCCACCACATCGAAAGAATGCAAAGCAGAGGCCCGGATGATCAAGGCGGAGTATCTGGCCGGAAAACGCATCATAGAGGCCCAGAAGGCCGACCCGACACTGAAGGCTGCCATGACGGCCTATATTGACGCCAGGCGGAACGTGCTTTCCCCTTCCACGATCTGCGGCTATGTCCGGATCCGCGACAACCGGTTCGGGGAAGTCATAGACAAACAGCTGTCGAAGATCAAGGACTGGCAGAGTGTAATCGACACAGAAGCAAAAGTACACGCTCCGAAGACAGTCCGCAACGAGTGGCGCTTTGTCTGCTCGGTGCTTCGGGCAAACGGCATCCTGCCGCCGACGGTCAACCTCCCGCAGCTGATCAAGGCCGAGCACGCCTATCTGGAGCCGGAACAGATCCCGGCGTTTGTGGCTGCGGCCAAAGATGACCGGGCGTGCATCCAGGCACTCCTGGGGCTCCATTCTCTCCGCCGCTCAGAGATCGCCGCCCTCAAGTGGGAGGACATTGATCTGGGGGCCGGGCTGATCCACGTCAGAGGCGCCGCCGTGTTTGATGAAAAGAACAATCTGGTGCAAAAGCAGACCACCAAGAACTATGCGTCCGCCAGAACCGTCCCCATCATGATCCCGGAGCTCAAGGCCGCGCTGGAGGCCGTGCCGGAGGAGAAGAGATCCGGGCGCGTCGTGACTGTCGCTCCGGATGTGATCCGGCGCCAGGTCAACCGGATCTGTGAGCAGAACGGCCTTCCGAAGATCGGAGCGCATGGGCTCCGGCACAGTTTCGCCAGCCTGGCTTTTTCCGCTGATGTGGGCATGACAGAGCGCGAGGTCATGGAGCTGGGCGGCTGGTCAGATCCTCAGACGGTCCACAAGATCTATGAGCATCTGGCTCAAAGGAACCGTCTGAAGGCCACAAACAAGATGGCCCAGTTCTATCAAAATGCTAATAAAAATGCTAATGAGAATCAATGAGCGTTGAAAACACAGGCTTTTTAGCCTCTTATCCGTGGGTTCGAATCCCACCCACTCCGCCAAACCGCTGACCCTTGTGGTTGGCGGTTTTTCTTGTATTTTCAACGGTCAGAGGCGTTTTCCGCTGTCGTTTCAGCTAGACATTTTGTTAGCAAAATATACCCGCCGTTAGCATTATTTTTCACCAAAATGCTAATGAAAATGCTAATGAAAAAACCCGGGAGAGCATCACGCTCCCCCGGTCTTTTCACATCGTCACAATAATTTCTTTTTTGTCTCCCCGCAGCACCAGCGTCTGCAGACAGTGCGTTGTGGGCAACATCATCTTGGCACTGGCGTATCCTGAGTACTCCAGCCAGCTGGTGGAGCTGATCACCCGGAACGGCTTGACGCTGACCCTGTCGTTTTTGAGATCCACGGAGATCTTCCCCGGCTGCGTGGTGTACGGCTTGTGCGTATGTCCCACGATCAGAGCGTCCACACCGTCCAGCGCGTAGCCGAACCGCTCATTGCGGTTGACACCTGCGCCTGTGAGCACGCCGCCGCCGGATCCGTGAGTGACGGCGATGCAATAGGTGGGCCGCTGGAACCCGGAAGTCCTGGTCCCGGTGTCTCTCTGGCTCAGGCCGAGGGACAGCTTGAGGAACGCGATGTTCTCCCGGTACAGGTTCTCAATATCCAGTTTTGCCATGATGTCGTATGTGATATCGTCGTCCACGTCCTTGGATGATCTCCGCTCATGGTTTCCGCCGACAGCGCAGAGGATGCGGTCACGGACCGGTTCCAGCAGTTTTGCCATCATGCGCTTGGCCTCAGAGGGGCGGTACACTTCGTCGTAGATGTTGCTCACGGAGCTCTTGGTGGCATTGTTCAGCAGATCGCCGCCCAGCGTCAGATAGACGTTGGGCTTGTCCGCAACCATCCGGATGAACTCCATGAACTCCTGCTCCATGCACTCAGCGGCGCCCAGATGGACGTCGCTGACAGGGATGATCGTGACGTCGTGCCCGCCCTGCAGGTCGTGTTTGATCAGCTCAAAGTCCGGCAGCATATCAGCTCTCCTTTTTTGGGGCGCTCAGATGCACGACCCGGTCCCTCTCCTCCGCCTTCTTGGCATCGTTCCACTTCTCCATGGTGCCCACAAGGTAACCGGTGATCCGCCGGATCCGCTCGAAGCCCACGCCCTTGCCGGTGCCGATCATGACACGCCTCCGTTGTATCCGACGTACCCCACAGCCCACCGATCCGTGTAGCCGTCCACCTTGTACAGGACGCAGTAGGCGTTGCCGTAGCGTCCGGTGCAGTAGCACTCCTCTCCGGGATTCAGGCTGCCGGTGGCCGTGGTCAGATCGGTGTCCTTGTACACGATCTCCTCGGTGGAGCCGTTCTTGTACTTCTTCCACGGATAATAGTAGGCGAGTGTCTTCGTGGTGTAATCCGTGCCGATGGGTACCGTCTCCACGGTGCCGGTGGCCGTGGCCACGTCATACCGGGGATGGCCAAACCCGGCGATCCTGCCGTAGCCGATCGGGTAGGATTTCATGGCCACGCCGCCGCCATTGGACACCACGCCGCTGGCACCGCTCGTGTTGCCCTCGATGGTGTAGACGGTGGAGGCGCTCACGGCATACACAAGGCCGGTGTGGCAGATCTCGCCGCTGGAATCCTTGAAGAAGATCTGGTCGCCCACCAGAGGCGTCTGGCTGAACCGGCCCGCCTGCCGGTAATACATCAGCGAGTACTCGCACCCGGCGCCGAGGTTGCCGGTCTGGCACTCCACGGCCTCCGCCTTGATCTTGGTGCCGTAGGCCTTGAAGAAGCACCAGTCCACAAACACATCGCACCAGGCATAGCCGTTTTTGTTGCCGTTGTAGTACCCGGCGGCGGCAAGATCCCGGGCATACTTGGTCCAGTTGTTGCTCCCGGCGTTTCCGGTCTTGCTGTCCAGGTTGTAGTTGGTGGCTTTTTCGAGGTAGCCCACCTCTGCCTTTGCGATTGCGATTACCTTATCTGCGCTCATTTTCAGCCCTCCTTGTACCGGTCGGAGCTGATCTTCAATACTGCTCCGAGAAACGTGTCCACCGCCGTGATTGTGCCGACGATTTGCTCCCCGTAGGGCAGGCCCCAGATGCCTGCCAGTGCGAAGTACAGTGTACCCAGCGCAGGCAGCACAATCTGCGCGACAAACTTCAGCGCGTCATATGTTCTGTTGCTCATCCTTTGACCTCCAATCTGCTCACCTCGTCCATCACCGTGGCCAAGTGTCCGTTTCCTCCCAAGTCTTTGTAAGCCGAATACATGGCGATCAGGTTCTCCTTGTCCGGGAGTGCGATGTATCCCTGCGCGATGTAGTTTCGCCCCAGATAGCGCACCCGGTCGACCATGAGTACCTGCTGGGCCGTCACCAGCGCGTCGATCCGGGCGTCGGCCCTGTCTTTTTTGCTCCAGTGGTGCTGGAGACAGGCCACGACCACAGCGGACAGCCCGCTGCTCCCCAGAACTGCGAGTACGATAGTTAATATCATGTTGATCACTCCTTAAAGCGCTTTCCAAGTTGTCCATCCATCTGGGGTATAAATTTGGATGTAGGTCGCCGATGCCGCTGTTATGAGCAGATGAACCGTGTAATACGCATTTGATGCGATAGGTCGGAAGACCAGCAGCGTGCCCCATGTGACACCGCTCGGGAGACCCGAGTATGTATTGTTGCCGCTCAAGAAGTAGATGCCCTGTGTGACAAATGCGGCAATATTTGTCCCGGAATCAAGCGTGCCCACCCGTTGCAGCGCATCGGCCGACACATTGGAAATACCATTTTCCATATTGTTCAGCGCCGCAGGGGTGATTGGGGTGTTTCCGCTCTCGCCTGACTGCCACCCGTTCGGATAATACTTTGTGTACGACATTACATATCCTCCTCATTATTATGTTTTTCGACTTCAAGACTTGTAATTGACTGATTGAGATTGGCGGACTGCATCGATACTGCGCTGAGCGAACTCCGCACCTCAATCGGGTAGACCAGTTTGTTTTCAAGTGCATAGATTCGAGCTTCCAATGCGGTCAACTGCGTTTCCAGTGTCTCGATCTGCTCACTGTAAAACCCGCCGTATATGATTCCGTTTTCCAAATCGATCGCGAACCCGGAGATGACCATCACACCATCGGACGGGAACAGGTCACTCGCCGGGTAAAGATCGGATGCCGGGTAAATCAGCGGGATGATCTCGGATGTGTAGTCCGGCGATCGGATGAACTTTGTCTCGATCTGAGATGCCCTCAAGGTCTGGATCGCCGCCGCATGGACGGTCAGCGTGTCCAATGCCTGTCCAGCCTTGAGAAGCCCTTCGTCTGCAACCATTTTTGCGAGCAGTGCCTCCGTATCGTCTGTCGGTGGAGCAGAGGCATTTCCAACAACCCATGCGCTGCCGTTTGCGATCCGTATCTGGACTGTGTCACCGTCTGAGGCATCAATCGTCCGCTGTACAGGCGTTTCGTCTACTCCGCCCGGAATATGTACCCAGAGCGTATCGCCGTCCACGCGGGTCACGGTGGCCTGCGTGTCATAGGCGGACGGCCCTTTCTTCGGCTGCAGCGCTTCCATCAGCTGCCTTGCCGTTGTGTCGATGCTCATCGCTGCACCTCCTCTTCCACCGCGGCCCCCAGTCCCAGCGTAATGGATTGAGAGATCACGGTGTGATCCTCCTGCAGTCCCTGCCCCGGATAGTGGAGCCGCACCAGATCACCCGCCGTCACAGCAGGGTCATACCGCCGCCGGTACCGCACCGAATAGGCGTAGGCCTGCTCCTCGGCAAGACGGCGCTCGGCGTACTGCTCCAGTCCCTCGCTGTCGGAGAGCTGGCCGTCCCGGTCCTCCATCCAGATCTCCCGGCCCCTGGAGACCGTGGAGAGCATACTGTCCTCGCTGTCGTCTCTGGCCACCGCTGACCGGTCTCCTGAGATGGCCCGGAAGACGTTTGGGCAGGAAAACCAGTCCTTCCTGACCGTCAACTGCGGCTCGATCACGTCGTTGCCGTCCCCGAATGTGGCCCGCGGCTCTGTGTCCGCCGGGCAGACCTCAATGGAGCCGTCCCCCTCGATCCGGAGCCGCCAGCCGATGGCCGTCAGGATCTTGTCCACCATGCTCAGCTGGGTCTCTCCGTCCTCGGCGATGATGCTCCGGATCAGCGCCGGAGACCCATCCCGCACCGTCACCGGCGCCGGAAGATCGGACAGCAGCGCCTCGATCACGTCCCCGGAGCTTTGCCCCGTCATGGCGTACCAGCCCCGATCCAGCAGGATATCCTCTGCGGGCTTCAGCACCGAGTAACACGCCAGCGGATACTCCGTCCGGCTGCCATCCGTGCTGCGCTCCGGGACCGAACTCAAGCCGGTGAATAATGGCACATGGACCACGTCCCCCGCCTGTGCCGCGTCCAGATAGACCCGGACCCACTGTTCCCGGTCCGGGTCGTAGTCTGTACATGTGATATCCGCGCTCTGCCGCAGCCCGGAGACCGACCGGGAGACGCTGCCCCCGGTGATCTCCACCCGATCCATGTCCCGCCAGGACGCGGGATCCACGATCGTCATGTAGCAGGACGCGGAAAAGCCTTTTGACCAATCCATCAGCTTTCATCCTCCTGCTCGTCGCGCCATTGCGCGTAGGTCAGGCCGTCGAGCTCCTCGGGATCCACCCGGGTGACGCTCAGGTTAAACCCGGCCAGCCTGCTCCCCTGCCCCACGGCCCGGGTCTCGCTGACCTGCACATCCGCGGAGTAGCTGGAGCCCTCCGGCGTCCGGACATGACAGATGCCGGGATACACGGCCAGCCGCCGAAGGCCCCGGATCGTGTCCTGGTCCTCCGTGGCGATGGCCACCGTGCCGATGGAGCCGGTCCGGCTGACCGCCGGGTTCCAGTCGCCCTGCACGGCTCCACCGAGGTAATGGGTCTCCACGAAATCCTTGCGCCATGAGTGGCTCAGGTCGATGTTGTATGGCAGACGCACCCGGTCCCCGTCAAAGTCGATGATCACATCCCCCACGTCCAGGCTGTCACCCTCGGCGTCCCCCAGATCGATCCATGCCGGATGATTGTCTGCTGTGATGTAATCGCCGTTTGCCGTGCGGAACACGACCCTGTGACCGCCAAACTCTCCAAGTGCAGGATAGGGGTCAACATATCGTGTCCCCCACGCCGCATCCCGAACAATGAGTTCCGGCTTGTCTGCGCTTAATCTGTAGATGTCACACACGTCCCCGGTGGCGGTTCCCGTGGGCCGCACAGGCGTGATCATTGCAATCAGGCTTTCCGTATCCACCGCCGCTGTGGCTTGTGGCATGACCGCCTGATGCGTCCAGAAGACCATAAACGGAAGAGTGCTCGTTGCCGTCTGACCCAGTCCGTCCGTGACCGTAGCCACGATCCGATAGGACGCACCGTCATCCAGATGCCCGATCAGGTCAGTGTTGCGGATGGTGATCTGCGCCTCTCCGGTCTGCGTGATCAGCGCAACCGTCTCGCCCGCAAAGCCGTTGAACACGCTTTCGTCCGGCCTGTCCATCTGGTAGGATTCGTCCCGTTCGATTGCAACTGTGGTCGTGCCGCCTGCCCCGGCTCCTGTGACTGTCACCGTCATCGGCATCCACATCAGGACGTTGGCCCCAGTGTCCAGGATACCGTTGGACGGATACACGGTGGTGTCCGGGTAGAGCGTTGCCGCCGGATAAATCAGCGGAATCCGCACCCATCCCAGAGACGTTTGCTGGATCGTGCAGACAGGCTTTGCCGCCACCGTCACCGATACAGGATCGCTCCATTCGGACTCCAGTCCGTTTCTGCCGGTCACTCGGACGCAGAGGATTTTTTCGTCCCCTTCCGCCCACGAGGTGGTCTTGATGGACGCATATTGCGCCGTCTCCGTTTTTGCGATAACAGCACCGTGCGTCACCGTTTCCCCGTTGATTGTGGCCTCGCAGATTTCCGCAAATGCCTGTTTTGTTCCGTCCGGTGCGTCAAACTCCCACCATGCCCCCATCGATTTGCGGGTGGGACGGATGATGGCATCCGCCAGCCTCAGCAGGGGCTTTCCGGGCGGCAATGCCAAATCGGCTTTGACCCGCTTGCTGTACGGGCCATAGACCAGCGTGCCATCGTCAGCCAGCTGTGCCAGCCGCACCCGGATGTACCACAGCGTCCCCGTCTCCAGATTGCTGATCCGGAGCATTCCTGCGTGTGTACTGTCCAGCAGGTAGGTCTCCGGCTCTTCCGTGCTTGACCACGCATAGATATTCTGGCTCCAGCTCACCTCTGCACGGTCGGCATCCTGCCAGTCCCACGTCCACTCCACGATGACCTCCCCCAGCCTGTCAGACAGGGTGGCGGTCACGTTGGACGGAGCCTTCGGGACTTCTCCTCCATCCGATACGGTTTCGGAGGTCATGTTTGCGGTGACGCTGTACTGGGTCTGTCCCCCGGCACGCTGAGAAGATTTGTAGCTACCTTGAAATGCGTAAACGCTGAACGATGCCGGGTTCGTGCCTGACCACGGAGGGCACTGTACTGTTACGGACGTATCTCCATGCGGGATGATGCCGCACACATACGCTTTGAGGCCCTCTTTGCTATAGACCACAGCAAGGTGGGAATCCGGCACGGCTGAATTATTGGTCGCCGTGATGGTGGCGATACCCGTCACGGAGTTGCCGTTGACGCTCAGCCCGGAGGGATCCTCCAGATCACCGCTGGCAATCCGCTTGGGCACAGAGTAGTTATAATTGCTGTCATGGACGCTCATGACCCGCACCCACATACACTCGTCCGTTCCCGGTGCGCTGTCCACCGTGAATTTTACGGTGTCCGTAGCTGTGGTGTCTGCAACCGATGCGCCCGTTGTCCAGCTTGCCCCGGCAGGGACAGCCCGTCCCGCGGCAGGCGTGCCGATGTACCACTGCACCTCTGCCCGGTCGACCGGGTGCGCGTCACCCGCCTTGAGCATCCACTTGACCAGACAAATCGTCTTTAACGCCGTAGACCCTCCGAGGACGCTTGCGCTCTTGATGCTTGCCGCATATGGCCTTGCGTAAACGTGTTTTGCGTACCGCCACGCAGAAGCACCGCCGGGGCCTCTGGACCGGGTGCGAACCCACCGAGTATAGCTGTTCGCCGCCAGAAGGTCGTTATTTTCCGTCTTTATAACGGAGCCGCTTGCGCCGTCTGTCCCGGAATCCCACCCCAACGTGGAGGACTTCCATTTCAGCTTACTGCCGTCTGTTTCTCCGCACTCCTTGACCAGTATGGTCTGCCACTGCACATCGGTAAACGGTCTGTGGTCATTTGTCGATGTGGTCGTAGACCACGCAAATGTCGTGCGGTTTGTGTTGTCATCCCACAGCGTTGCCGTCATGGTCGGGCGGTATGGTGCTACGATGGTAAAGGTGTTGGTAGACCACGCACTCCAGTTGTAGGTGGTCGTGGTGGTCGTCCGGATCGTGTCGCTCCCGTCCTGTTTTGACGTTGTGGTGGTCGTAGTGCTTCGCTTGCCCCGTACCCGGAACTTAAACTCTGTGAGCAGTTTGGTGTCTTCCGGATAGTACGTGGATGATAAGCTGATGATCGTGGACGTGCTGTCGGTGCGGACGGTGGCATCCAGCCACACGCCAGCTTTTGTGCGGTTGGTGCGGTACTGCACCTGTAGCCCGTTGCTGTAATCCGCGTCTGTGATCTTCCACGTCACGACAAACCGCATGCCGTTCCGGGCCGCAGTCAGGCCGCTGGGCTTTAGCGTCGTTTCGGTCTTTTTTGCTGTCTTTTCTTTGACTGCCATAATATCACGCCATCCTCATCTGCAGTTTCAGCGTCCGGGCCAGCCGGTTCGCGTAGTCCTCCGGGTCCTCGGCCCCGTTGACGGTGATATAGTTGTTGATGGTTGTGCCTCCCCTGCCCACGGCGTCCCGGATGTCCTCCATCAGCGCCTGCCTGCCGTAGAGGATCTCATCCCCACGTTCCCCGGCCCCGAACAGTGTTGCGTCCGTAAACATATAGGGGTTCTCCAGCGCCTTGGCGTACCACTCCACGGAAAACGACGGCAGCTTGCCCTTGCCGCCGATGCCGAAGGGTGCCTCGCCGCCGGTCACCGAGATGTGCGGCAGCTGCAAATTTGAGAAGATCTTTCCGATGGACAGCGGGAAGAATCCCTTGATGGTGTCCAGGATCCCGGAGATCGTGTCCTTTGCGCTTTCGATGGGCCCGGTGATCGCGCTCTTAATGCCCTCCCAGGCGCTGTATGCCGTGGAGCTGATGCTCTCCCAGGTACCGGACAGGGTGCTTATGACGCTGTCCAGAGTGGTGGTCAGCGCCGTCTTGGCGTTGTCGATGGGCGTGGTCACCGCGTCCTTGATGGCGTTCCACGCCGTGGTCGCGGCGGTCAGGATGATATTCCAGACGGTGCCCATAATCGTGGAGATCGTGTTGGTGACGGTGCTGACGATGTTCTTGGCGCTCTCCCAGGCACTGGCCCAGTCGCCGTCGAGGATGGCCGTGACCATGCTCAGCAGATCCGTGATAACCGACACCGCCGCGTCCAGGCTCTCGCAGATGGTGTTCCACACGTCGTTGATCAGCGTCCCGTCTGTCTGGGCTTCTGTTACAAGCCACGCGATGATCTCCGCGATCACGCCGATGGCCGTGCTCACCAGATCCGCCGCCACCTGCACCGCGTCGGAGATGGTGCTCCACACGTCGTCCCAGCTGGTGCCGGTGTCCTCCAGCGCCGTGGTGATGGTGTCAAATGCGTCCGACAGGCTGTCAAAGATCTGGGAGATCACGTCCCAGGCAAGGCTCACCGCGTCCCCGATGCCAGAGATCACGTCCTGCACCGTGTTCCCGATGGCCTCGATGTCGAGGTCCTGCAGGAAACCCGCCAGCGCCTCCACCGCCTGCCCCACCGTGTCTGTGATGGGGGTCAGATCCGCCGTGGATACAAAATCCCCGATGGCGTCCATGGCCCCGGACATGCTCGGCAGCAGATCCGCCATCAGGCTGTTGCCCACGCCCTGGAGGCTGGTCTTCATGTCCTGCAGGCTGTCCTGATACTGGGCCGAAGCCGCCACCGCGTCCTCGCTCATGACGCCGCCGAGCTCGTGGACCCGGTCGATCATGGCCTGGGTGTCCTCGCTGGAGGTGTTGAGCAGAGCGCCCATCTCCATGGCGCCCTTGCCCAGGAGCGTGGTGGCCAGGGCCGTCCGCTCCGTGCCCTCGTCCATGTCCTGGAGGCCCGAGATCACATTGGAGAACAGATCCTCCGCGCTCATGGAGCTGACCTGGTCCATGCTGAGGCCCAGTGCCTCAAAGGCCGCGATCTGGTCGTCCGTGGCGTCCTGGCTTGCCGTTGCCAGCTTCTTGAAGGTGCTTGTCATGGAGCTCATGGAGGTGCCGCTGTGCTGAAGCACCGCCTCCCACTCCTGATAGAAGGTCGAGCTGACGCCCAGCTTCTGGGACGCCTTGTCGATCTCGTCGCCGTATTCGGCGGTCTTTCCCGCGGCGCCCATCAGGGCCGCGCCCACCCCGGCCACGGCTCCGGTGACGGCCACCGCGCCTTTTGCGATGCCCTTGGCCAGAGATCCGGAGAATTTCGAGCCGGATTCCTGCCCGGCCTTTTCGCCCGCGTCTCCCGCCGCTCCTGTGAGCTGCTCGGTCAGGCTCTGCTGCGCCCCATCAAGGATCGGGGTTACCGATATGGTTGCCTGTGCCACTTCCGGCATTGTGCATTCGCCTCTTTTCCTCAAACCATTTCCGGAGCTCATCCGCCGGGAGCGCTCCGGATCCGTAGTGCTGCTGATCCTCCGGCTCGTTTTTCTTCCCTGCCGGTCTGGGGTACGGCTTGAATTTTCTGGCCGGTTTCTGGGTCGCCGCCGCTATCAGGTTGGCGTTGATCTGAGCCAGCATGTCCCAGATGTCCGCCAGGATCGTGTTGGTCTTGGCGGTGGACGCCCAGGTCCACGCCTCGGGGTTGAGCTCCCGCATCAGCGCGGAGTCCGGCTGCGGGTTCCCCAGCACCGCCCGGACGCTGTCCCAGCTCAGCGCCCCGCCGATGTCCCGGACGGACCGCCCGGTATAGCGCAGTAGGTCATACTCAATGGCCTCACGATGGTCTTTTATGATCCCCGCGAGGCTCAGGATTCCCCCGCGCCGGTTCCTCCCATGGCGTCGGCGGCCTTCTTGCTGGCGTCGCTCCACGCCACCAGGACCTCCCGCCAGTTGCCGAGGGTCAGGCTGTCCGCCACCTCAGGCCGGATATATTTCCTGAAAAAATCGATGGCGCCCTCGTTGGTGTTCATCCGGGACGCCTCGTCAAATGTCATGCTTGTGGCCAGCGGGATCTGGTAGCTCTCCTCCCCGATGTTCAGCTTCAGGGTGTCGTCCTCCCGCTTTTTCAGTGTGAATTCTGCCATGTATTTCCCTCCTGTTACGGAAAAACGGGGAGGTCAGTGCCTCCCCGCCTTCCAAGTCGTTATTCCGCGGCCTCTTCCATGATCAGCTGGAAGCCGTCGCCCTCCGCGGTGATGGTGGGCGTCCAGTTGATGGCGGCGGTAGGTGCGAAATTCACGTCCGCCACCGATGTGACCTGGCCGTAGCTGCAGCCGATCATCATCATGTCGTCCCCGTCCTTCATGAGCCACAGGAACGCCTCCTGAGGCGGAAGGTCGTCCGCCGACAGGTTCACCGCGACTTTCTTGCCGTGGCCGGTAGCCGCGGCGGTGACGGTCACGTTGCCGCTGCCCATGACGGCCTTCAGGCTCTCCTCCGTGGTGTCCATGACCGGGCTCTGGATGGTCTCCGAGTGGTCGGTCATCAGCACCCTTTTGATCTGGTTGGCCCAGTTCTTGAGGTTCGTGGTAGACTTGCTGGTGGACAGGGTGATGCCCGCGTCGGTGACGTCGCCCACGTGCGTCCAGGCCGCGTCCAGCGTGTCCGTGGGATAGCTGGGCAGCGCGGTGCCTGCGGGAGCGTGGAAAAACATACCGGTCGCAAGGCCGATACCGAGTTTCGTGTCCATAGGTTATACCTCCCTAGTTTCTTGGTGCGCCCGGACGGAGATCCGCGCCGAGCACATGGCGAGATCCGGCCGCACGGGGTCGTTGCCCCATGAGCCGGAAGAATTGACTGTGATATGCCGCAGGGCGGTTGATTGCTCCGCCGCCACTGCCTTGAGGACCGCCACCGCGGTGTTCAGGGTGTCCAGTGCCTGCGCCTCCCGCTCGGCCCGGGCGTCCAGCACCACCTCAAATGTGTCGATCCGCTGACTGGTCTGACCGCCCACCTGCGTGATCAGCACGTGGGGCAGATCATATTCCGCCGGGAGCGGACGCACGTAGGCGGAAAAATGATCCGACAGCGCCTGCCGGATCTCCTCCTCAATGTCGATGGATTTGTAGATCTTCATCCGCTCACCGCCTTACTGAGGATCTTGTCCTCCGCCTCTTCTCGGGACGCTTCTTCGTCCGCGTACACATAGGCCACCGGACGGGTGACGCCGTAGGCGCTGTCCTGATACCGGGGCGCCTGCGTCATCTCCACAGTGAAGCCGCCCGGCCCCTCCAGATAGCTCTCCGCCCTGGATGCGATGGTGTTGGCCACGGACTCCACCTCGCCGCTGAGGCCCTGCAGACACTCCGCGAAGCCCTCCGGCTTGAAGTCGATCTTGATCTTGGTACTCATCCGCGCCACCTCTGCAGGTTGAGCTGGATATGCGCCAGCCGTCCGGCGCCGGGCCAGTGGAGCGGGTCGCCGTTTATCGTGTAGACGTTTCCGCCGTACTCGATCCGGTCCCCCGCCAGAATGTCCGCGTCCTCCGGGGCGTAGACGGTGAGCCCGTCCATGACGCCCTCGATGCGCCCGTCCTGCGAAAGGCTCGTGGAGGCGGGCTGCACGCTGCACCCCTCGACCGTCAGGCGGCTGACGTTTGCCCAGTCCGGCACCGCGGATCCCCGCTCGGTCTTTGTCCCGGGCCGGATCCGCACAATGCTCTGGATCCAGAAGCTGATCAGGGGCATCTAAAACACCCCCTGCACCCGGTAGGGCATCAGCAGCTCCTTGTTGGTGTCCTGGAGCGTGGTGGACTGGGCGGAGTTGATCCAGCTTGCGTTGTAGGTGACGGAAACGCCGCCGGAGGCCTCCGAGGTGATCCCGCTGGGTACGGCCACCGCGTGGGTGACCCGGTGAGCGATCAGCTCCCTGATCGGATCCATCATGCCCTCCGGCAGCCCGGCGGTGTACTCCACCACCACCGGCGAGTAGCGTTTGAGGCCGTGGAAGCTGACGTCGTAGACCCGGAGCGTGCCGTTTGTCTCGCAGCCAAAGTGTTCGCACTCGACCCCGTTCACGGTCACGCTGCTCACCTCCGGCACAAACCGGGCGGGCAGCTGGATCAGCAGATCCGGCCCCACCACGGTGACCCGCCGGTCATGGAGGGTCGCCCGCAGCAGGCAGGCCGCCTCATCGTAGAGATGCCAGCCCACATAGTTCCGGACGGCGGCCCCGGCGGCATTCAGCTCCGCCTCGATCCGTGCCTGCGGTTCCCCGGCGTATTTGCCCCCGGTCAGGTCGTTGAACTCCGTCACCGTCAGCATGGGCGGCAGGCTGTTCTCCGCCGTCAGGGTGTAGCCCCACTGGGTCAGATAGCTCATTTTACCGCCGCCTTCCGTGCCTTGTTCTTCGGCTTGGCCGTCTTATCCCGTGCGATGGGACCCGCCGCCTTGGCGGTGGGCGCGCGTTCCTTGTCCTTCGGCGGCTCCGCCGCCTTCTGTTTATACTCCTTTGCGCCTGCGGGCTCAGTGCCCTCCTCAAACTGCCAGAGCTTTCCCTCGATCTCGTAGATCTTGAGCATCGGTTTCACCGCCTTTCAGTGTTCAGGAGGCGGTTTCCCGCCTCCTGTTGTGGAATGGTTAACCAAAATTGATACTGGTCAACTCTCCATCGCCATACTCCACACGCATAAGATCCACGTTAGACGTGGATTCTCTGGAATTGTAGGTCACTCCCATAAAAATGAGTCTTACATATGTCGACCTATCATGTTCAGCATCGTGCACATACGATAGATATCCGTATATATCGGAATTTTCGTCCACGCTCCTTTTTGCGACGACCGGCTTCCCTTCGTCGAATGCGGCCCAGATTTCTTCCAGTGTCTTATCCGCAGAGTAGGTTTCCACGTACTCCTCTTCGACCCACTCACCCGTTATGGTGTACGTCACCACAAACACGCCGCCAGCTCCAGCCACACCGCCCTCCAGCTTGTTCAGCTTCTCGGCGGTGATCGTGTCGCCGGTCGCCCATTCTGTCGGTGTATAGCTCACGTTGATCTCATCCTTTCCGTCAGATTAACTGTGTAGGCTGTTACACCACCCACGGCGCGGAGGTCAGCCAGCCTGAGCCGTGCCGACCAGCGCGTTGCCTACTGTGTTGGTGGGGATCAGTTTCCCTTTGTCAGCTTCTTGAAGCCCGCGGGACGGCGCACGGCCAGGGCCAGGCGCTCCTCGGCCCGGATGGTCATCAGGTTCTTGACGAAGTCGTCCTCGTTGGTGTTGACCGCCTCAACGCTCACGCCGCCGTTGGTGACAACGGACGCGCAGGTCTTGAAGGCGCCCACCAGGATGGTGCCGGAAGCCACCGCGGCGCTGACGCACACGGGGATGCCCCACAGGTTAGGGATCGCCTGGTCGCCGAAATAGCCGCCGCCGTAGTAGCGGTCGTCGCCGTCCTTGCCCACCCGGAGGGTGTACCAGTCGGCGGGATTGAGCACGATGGCGTCCGCGGCAAAGCCGGAGGAGGCCTGCACGTCCATGGCCGCCTGCAGGATCGCGTCAGCGATGTCGGCGGCGGTGGCAGCGGCGGCATAGGTGCCGGTCTGGATGCCGGAGGTGCCGGTCAGGTCGGTGACCAGCTTGTTCTGCTCCACCAGGCCCAGCTCATAGAGCAGGCGGCCGTTGATGGCGGATGCCAGGAAGGGATAGTCGCTGATGTACTCATCGGACTCCTTGATGTGGCAGGCCACCTTGGCCAGGGAGACGGTCTTGGTGGTCGGATCGGCAAAGTGGATCTGGGGCTTCTCCGCGCCCTCGGCGGTGACGGCAGGCGCGCCCTGGATGGCGCCCTCCACCAGATACACCAGGGTGGAGCCGCTGATCTGCTCCGCGCCGAACAGGTCACGGATCACCAGCGGCGTCCGGGCGGCCTCCACCACAGTCTTGTCGTAGGTGGTGGCAAAGCCCACCGCGCCGGAGGGAGAGATCTGGGTGTCGGTGGCCGCCTTGAAGGCGGGAGCGCTGACGTCAAACCGGCGGCCTACAGACGCGCCCTTCAGGGTCTCCACAAAGTTCTCGCCCAGGTTCCGGGCAGTTTTGGTTTCCATAGGATTTTCCTCCTTCTCTTCGGTGCCGATGCTCTTCAGCAGCGCGGCCTTCTTCTCGGCCTGCTCGAGCTCGGCGGTTTTCGTTTCGATCTCCGCGGCCAGCTTCTCGCCCTCGGCGATGGCCTCCGCGTCATTTGCCTCGATGCGCTCCTTCAGCGCGGCGAGGGCTTCCTTTTTGGCTGTCAGTTCCTCTTTGAGAGTCATCGTTCAGCCCTCCATTTCCTTGATATAGTTCAGCAGCTTCTCCTTCTTCGGATTGCTCTGCTCAGGCTCCTCCGGTGCCCCGTTGGCCTTCGCTTCGTCCTCTCCGTCCGGCTGATCTGCTTCCTCAAGCTCCCCCAGGACTCCCTGCAGGAGCGTGATGGCCTGTCTGATCGCGTCCGCGTCCTTCTGGCTGTTCCGCCTGCCGGACTTGATCTCCGTCATGACGGCGTTCTGGTTGGCCGGGATCGGCACGATGCTGACCTCATAGAGCTCCAGTTTCCGGAGCTCGTTGGCCTTGACGCCGCTTTCCAGCTCCACCGGCCCCGCCTCCAGCACGTCATAGGCAAAGGAAAACTGATAAACCACGCCGGATTTCACCAGCTCCCGCTTCTCCTGGGCCAGCGGGGTATCAAAAAAGACCGCCTCCATCAGCGGTCCTTTTTCGGTATCCACGATCGCCGCCGGATCCACCGACCCGATGATCTGGTCGAGATCATGGTTCCAGCACAGGGGGAACGGGTGCCCGCTCTCAGCCCTCCGCTTGATGGTGTCCGTAAAGGCTCCCGGCGCGATCACATCCCCGTAGCTGTCCGGGATCCGGTCATAGGTGGAAAAATAGCCGCTGATGGTCCCGGCGTCCCCGGCGGACTTCAGCAGCGCGAAACTCTTGTATTTTCTCTCCATCTCTGGTTCCTCCTTACTCGATGGTGATGATAACTTCTGTACTGCAGTTGCACCCGCAGGTGGTGTCCGGATCTCCGCCTTCATCCCCCGGCCACTCGCAGCCGTTACTAAAGGGCTGATCGATGGGCACGACCTCGCCGTTCATGGCGGCGTGCTCCGCTCTCGGGTTGTCCCCGGTGATCCACTGCTTCTCCACCCGCTTGTGGATGCCCTGCTGCTGCGCCTGCTCCGGCGCCTCGTGGCACATGGCCCACCCGGCAATGGCGGAGGCAAGGGACCGGCCGAACATCCCGGCGTCCCGATCCTCCCGCACCTCAAACACATGGGCGGGGGTGTCCTCTTCGTCGTCTTCATCGGCGACGGCGTCCAGCAGCTTCTGGAAGGTGGAGGCGTTGATGGCCGTTGCCCGGCCTTCCGAGAGCTTCCGGATGTAGTTCACGATCTGGTCGGCGTTCCACTCGGACCCAATGGCCTTCGCCGCCTCCCGTCCGTGGGCGTTGGCGATGTCCCGGAGCACCGGCTCCAGGTCGTCCGCCAGTTCCTCATCCCACCGGTCCGCGTCCCACCAGCTTTCACCACTCTTGGCGCCGATCTTCGGCAGGACGCTGCGGCTCTGGCGCCGCCAGAATTTCTCCAGCGTGTCCGCCACCCGCTCGTCCTCCTCTTTGGAGGATCTGGCCTTCAGGCGCACCGTTTCGCCCTTGGCCTTTATGGCCGGGTTCCCGGAGGTTTCGACCACCGTCATGGGCTCCTGCGGATCCATGTGGGTGTCCTGGGGGCTTGCCTGACCGCCCTCCGTGACGTTCAGCGGCGTGATCAGCTGATCCCCGCCCTCCACCGGGGGCAGATTGTTGTCCGCTCTGGCCTCGTTTCTGGTCATCCAGGGACCGCCCACAGATGCCTGCAGGATGGAGGCCCGCTCCTCAAAGGAGCCCTTGAGCTTCTCCGTCAGGTCAAATTCCACATACGTGTCCGGATCCGCTCCCAGCATCGGCAGCAGGAAGCTGTTGATCCGCTGCTGGATCATCTGAAGCGTGGGTCCCAGACAGTCGGCATAGAGCGCCCGGGCGTTGTCCTTGGCGCTGGCATAGGTCTGTGTGGTGGTGTGCCAGATCAGGGAGGGGTTGACGTGATATGCCGCCGCCACGTCCTCACGGCTCAGCTGTTTGGCCTCCGCGTATTGCGCCTGTTGGGCATTGAAGCTGTAGGGCTTGATCTCCATGCCGTCCTCCAGCAGGGGCATCTTGCCCGCGTTGGAGCCGCCCCGGCCCCAGCCGTCCCGGAAGGCGGTGACAAAGGCCTTGCGCTGTTCGTCCGTCCAGGGCGTCAGGTTGGCGGGCCTCGTGATGTAGGCGTTGAACCGCCCGGAAGAAGACCACACCTCCGTGCGGAACTTGTCCGCCTGGATCTGCTCGTTCAGGGTCTGCCGCAGCGCCGCCAGGGGCGTCTGATATCCGGCAGGGTTGCCGGGGGCGTAGAACCGGAACTGGACGAACTCGCTGCGGGGGATGTCAATGTAGCTTCCCGTCCCCGCCGCCACCCGGATCGAGTCCGGGGCGTAATTTGTAGATTTCTCCGAGCTCATGATCCACTCTTTTGGGATGATCCGCAGCTGCTTCCCGCCCGGCGCGTCACTGTCCGGCAGCTGCCACACCGTCGCCACGCCCATCAGGAAGTACTCCACCGCCATGGCGTTGATAAACTCATAGGCCGTCTGGTCGGCATTCGGGCGATAGAGCACCAGCGCAGCCGGGCTTGTCCTGTCCCGCTCCCGGTCGGTCTCCCCGTTCCGCCGGTAGACCTTCAGGGGCAGCTGGGCGATGCTGTCCGCCAGAAAAGAGACCACCGCGTGGAGGTTTGCCTGGGTGGCGTAGAGCTGCCGTGCGGTCAGCCCCTCCACCACCGGGTTTTCCTCCGGCGTGATGGTCACATACACGTTCTGCGGCCCCAGCAGGGACCGCAGCCTCTCGATTACTGCCATATACTCACCTCAATCACACAAAAATCAGCGACGCCCCGCCGGCGTAGCTGCTCTCGTAGATCTTCGTTTCACTCTTTTTCGCCGTCTGGGTGGCGGCTGCGTAGGCCAGGAAGCAGGCGATCAGGGGGCTCGGATCGTCCGGGCTTTTCACCCGGTCGGGAAGCTCCACGCCACCGCCTAAGGACCGCAGCTGCATGGTCTTTGCAGGCGCGTCCAGCACCGGCTGCGGCAGATGGTAGATCCGCCTGCCGCCTCTCCTGCTCTCCGGGTCGCTGGCCGCGATCCCGTCCCAGAACCGGCCCCAGCCCGCGGTCAGGTCTCCGCCCTCGATGGCCATCCGGTTGATGTTTTTCATCGAGCAGATCTGCTCCGCAAGACCCACCGCCGGACAGCCCCGGCCCTGGAAGGCCAGATTCATCTGGCTTTTCTCCTGCCGCTCCTCAAACCATTTCAGGGCCCACTCCGTGCCGATCTGCCGGGCCACCACCTCCACGTGGTACTGCCCGTCCTCCCGGAGCCCCGCCACCGCGATGGAGGTCCACCGCCGGTTCTGGCTCAGGTCGATCCCGAAAAACAGCTCGCTCTCCGGCGCGATCCCTGAGCTCTCGTCCACACCGGCGTCCCAGGCTCCCGTGGGGAACGGCTCCGGAAGAAGCGATTCCACCCACTGGCAAAGGCACTCTGTGCGGAATACCCGCTCCGGATCCGTGGCACAGGCGCTGGCCAGCGCCTTCTCGGTCAGGAATCCATAGCCCATGGACGGATTCGCCGCCGCCCATGCCTCCTTGTCGTGGATGTCGCATCCCGGCGGGGCGGACCACTCAAACAGGCCCAGCGCGTCGTCCACGTCCTCGGATCCGAGATCCTCCCGCTTGGCGGCCACGCCGTCCGGATCACCCAGCTGGGCGTGTGCCTGCATCCGCAGGTGCCGCAGCACCACGGAGTTGACGTCACCTGCATTGGAGACCGCCACCAGAATGGCCGACGGACGGGCCAGCATGGTCTTGGAGATGGCGCTCCAGCCCTCCCAGTCGGTCTGCTCCCGCAGCTCGTCGGCAAGGATCAGATCGGATGACCATCCACGGGCCCGCCGGTTGGTGGCCACCACCTTCCAGCGCTCCCCGCCCTTGAGGATGTATTCCCGTTTCCCGGCGCCCCGGAGGGCTTTCACGAACTCCTCCTCCAGCTCCGGCGTCTGCTCGATCAGCTCCACGGCCTCCTCAAAGGTGTCATTGGCCTTGTCCAGGTTCTGCGCCGTGCCGATCACCAGCTTGGTCTGAAGCACATAATTGAAAAACAGGCCTAACAGCTTAAACCAGTAGGTCTTGCCGTTCTGCCTGCTCACCAGCACCACAATATAACGAAATCTGAAATTCCAATCCTCCGGGAATTCCCCGGTGATCTCCAGCGCATGGATGGAGAGCCACTGCTGCCACGGCAGGAGCGGCTGCCCCAGACTCTCGCAGAACTCGATGAACATATAGCCGAGGGATGTCTCCGGCGTCAGCTCCCTGAGCGGCGGCGTGAAGATCCTCGGCAGCTTCTTACCCTTCATCGCCGACCACCTTCAGCTTGCTCCGCATCTGGCTGAGCGACGTGGGCTTCGTTTCGGTCCGGCTCCGGATCTCGTCAATCTCCGCCGTCACCTGGACGAACTGCCTGGACAGCGCCGCCACATCCCGATCCGCCTCCGCGCTCTCCAGCCGCTCCGCCAGAAGGTCCCGCAGCTCGATCAGCGCCTTTAACCTGTCGCCGCTCTTTGCGGCTGTCTTTAGCCGTCCCATAGCGGCCTCCCTTCGAAAAAATCCCCGTGAGTGAAGAAGAC